TTCCGTGGTTCATTGTCAAAGGCAAAAATTAATTTTGCATTTTGAAGTTTGTTGGGCAACAACTCAGGATAACTTGAACCAACCATTGCAATTGCATTGGGAAGGAAAAGTGAATCCAGTGGTCCTTCCACGACATACACATCATTAAGAGTGTTAACACGGTCTAGTCCATACCACAGTCGCTCAATGTGAGGACTTTTATAGGTGATGTATCGCACCTTAGCGGTAGGCGACAATGCCCGACCCTGCACTCCAATAATAGTTTTATTTTCGTCAAAAAATGGAATTACAAGCCGAGATTCGACAGTTGCTTCTTTTAAGAAACGGCTTGCAATCTTTGAAAAATCAGAGCAGTAATATAGTAATGACTGTTTATCAACAGGAATTTGTCTTTTGGAAACATAGCTTCTTGCATTGTGTGCAAGTGGCAAATCCGTTATACAAGTACCGATATAATCAGGCACTATTACTTCCGGTTTGCTTGCTATGTAGGCTTCTTTGGCTCCAAAGGTAAACCCTTTGTAAGTTTCCAACGTATATTCCAACGCCAACTCAGGTGCTACATTATCCAAGACAGTTTTTACCGTACAGGCAAATCCACAATTGTGGCACTTGTAAAAGTACTGTCCTTTGTTCATGTAGAAATAACCACGGGTTTTGCTTTTATTCTTCTTAGAATCCCCGCACATGAAACATCTGCACGTAGCAATATTGTCTCTACGCCACTTAAACTTTTCAAGTGACCCAGAAATCATATTAATGAATTTTTTGTCAACTATGTTGTGCATTAGACTTGCCAATCAAGACCAACCTTACGCGCCGTCTTGGAAACTGCGCGGTAGTAATCATCCTCGTCACTCTTCTTCTTTTTCGTATCCGTCTGATTGGAACTGACCATAACTGGCTGGTCGTCTTGTTCTACGTCGTGCAACTTCATCTTGGCAAACGACACTCCAATTACAAACTTACGGTTGCTTGCCGTGCTGTTGTATCGATTCTTCAACTGCTTGACCATAAGTTGATTTGCATCATCCAACTCATCAGTACGAATAAGAGCAGCAAAGAAATCTGCAGTAGCAGGAAGACCAAAAGATTCCGAAGTATCTTCAAGACCAATATCGGTGCTTGCAAATCCGCTACGGTTGACCTGAGTTGCACTGAACACCGGGACATCAAACTGAACAGCCAATGCACGAAGCTCTTCGGCAATAGACTTGATGTAATGGTAACTATTCGTGTTTCCGGTATTCTTAATTCGGGCCGAAGAACAGATATTCAGGTAGTCAATGAAGATGATATCAGGCTTGAACTTCTTCTTTGTTGCCAACTCCTGCAAGAGAATACGAAAATGATTAGCGTTAGCCTCGCCAGTCGGATATTCCTTGATGATGAGTCTTCCTTGGCATCGATGCTTCAGTTCATCGATCTTTTTATGATACGTCCCCTTGGACATGCTGCGAAGATCTTGGACAGGCATGTCCAGAAGATTAGCATCAATGCGCTCAGCAATGCGCTCTTCTGCCATCTCCATAGTGATGTAAAGCACATTGAGGTTATTCATCAAGCATGCCGCTGCATGGTGGCACAAGAAAAGACTCTTACCGCAACCAGTACCGGCCATAATGATGTTGAGGGTTTTGGTAGGAGTACCGCCGCCAGTCACCATATTGAAATAATCAAGATCAAATGGAACGCGACGTTCAGTCTTATTATAGAAATCATGGCGAGAATGAGCATCTTCCATGAAGTCATGACCCACGCGAGTATCAAAACTCACAGCCAAGGCGTTGCTAAGAATATCGGGGATTGCAGTCTCTGAAAGATTCTGCTCCTTGCCATCCAAAATATTGATGGAACTAAGGATAGCCAAGTGCAATGCCTTATCCTTGCAAAACTTTTCAGTGCTATCGTACAGCCAATTGATATCTTCGCCATCATTATTGCTGTAGACTTCGGAAATCAACTTGGCTGAACCACGATACTCTTCCTCGCTCAGACCCTTCTGGTTTTCCAGAATAAGATCAAGTGCATCCTTAGTTGGAAGTGCATTGTACTTGCTGATGAATTGCGACACCGTATTAAATACGATGCGCTCTACCTTAGAAGAAAAGTACTCCTCCTTGAGGAAGGGGAGTACTTTGCTTGCATAATCGTCTCGCTTAACCAGATTCTTAAGGATGATCTTTTCCATGTGGATCTTCGTGGACATCGGCTTCTAGATCAACGGGCTCATCCCGCTTATCGACCTGTGTTTCGATGTCTTCTCTGTTTACCATTATATCATACAGGATTTCACCTAAGAAGTCAATGAATGGTTGGTGATTTAAATCCACATTTACATTTTTCGGGGCTTGAAGAACTTCAACATCAAATGTTACGTTAAGATTATCGTCAGTAGGAGAAATGCTAATTCTTTTGAAACGAAATTCTACATTTGCATACTCACCTGTGACAATTTTAATTGGCATTGTATCTAAATCAGCATACTTTGGATCAGTGTCAATAAACTTATAGCTGGTGCTTTCAGTCATTGGAGCCATATTTAAAATCCTTTTGAACATTGGCGTCAATCTCATCAAGAATGTTTTTGGTAAAATACTTTTCGGGATCTTCATCGATATTTTTCTCAAATACCTTAGTCCCATCCGGCAGTTCAATACGGGTTGAGACCTTCTTGAATATATTATATTTTATAGCAAGGGCAGTCAGTCCGTAATATCGACTAAGCCCAGTAGTATAGTTTAGGCGAGTTTCTACCTGAGTATTTTCCTTGACAAATCGGTTCTTGTAGTTAGTGCACTTGATAAAGTTACCAACAACGCCATCTTCGGTCTTATCCTTGCTCTTGGAAAGAGTTAGAATAGTGCTGGCTGCATACTTAAGACCAATGCCACCACCCAATTCTTTGGTGGGAACATAAGCACCGATTACCTGATACGTATGGTTGGTCAGCAACATTGGAATTTTTGCCTTGCCCAACTTTAAAGTCAACACGCGAAAGGTTGCTTTTGTCTGTTGTGCTTTGGTCATGTCGCGTACATTCTTACCTTCAGCCGAATCATTCATTTCTTTTTCGGTAGACAACATCCCCAACGAATCAAGAATCATGAAAATAGGTTTACGATCTTCCTCTGGTGTTTCCAGAATATCGTTTACCAATTTTAAAGCTTGAGTCTTGAAGTCTTCAATAGTAGCCACTGGAACCACTGCAATGCGGTTAGTGTCTACACCACGCTTCTCAAACATCTCAGTGGTTACGGCTTGCTCGGTGTCGAAGTAAACTACGACTCCTTCTTTATGGCTTTGCAAAAACTGTGTTGCAATACCAATAGCATAAAAAGTTTTGCCCGTTGCTGGGTCTCCAGCCAAACAAGTAATCTTGTTACTTGGCAAACCTCCATAAATGGAGCCCGAAAGCAAAGCATTAAGCACATAAGAACCGGTATCAATGAAACCGGTTACATCTGAGCCTTCTAGTCCATTTGCCACGATTGCAGCGTCTGGATTGTTTAGTTTGTTAATTAAAGTTTGTAGATATTTTGACATAGTTTTTAATCTAAGAGTGCGTTCAAATCGCGCAACTCTTCTTTTAGTTCTTGAATTTGTTCCTTGAGACTTTGATTTTCTTCATTAATTTTACTAATCAATGATTTTAAATTGTCACATTCTTTTCGATAACCCTCGGCCTTTTTTTTCCAATAAAGAAAATCATGAGTGGAAACGATTGGTCCATCTAGTTCTTCGTTGTAATCAAAATCCATTTTGTAAATCTGTTTATTGGACAGCTTTTTTTGTGATGTAAACGCGTTTGGATAACAGTATGCCATTATATCGTCGATGCTTTTTGTTGATATGACAGGATCTTCCAAAACATATGAAATTTCTTCTGTGTAATTGTCACTTGACATAATGTATATTATATCTCATCCAAAAAAAGATTCAAGGGTTGGATGATCACTAATTGACCAATTAATTGCCGTAAGCATATTGTCCAATGGTTCCTGCATGGTCTTCTCAAACTGCCTTTCACGGTCCACATACTTATCTAGTTCAAACTCGGGTGGGGGGTCAGAGACAAAGGCTATAACTGCATCTCGCCCACCCTTGCCATATGGATTCGGAATCTTGATAAACACAAACTTAATTTTATCGTCTTCCTTGATCGGGGCATGTGATTTATCAAGACCCAACTTCTTAAGATGTGCATTGTACAGCAAAGATGCTTTAGTAGCAATCGGAGTGCTCTGCTTGTAAATTGTAAAGTTATCTTTGTACTTATCCATCCCAGAGACTTTACGTGGCGATGCAATTTCAACCAAAGGAAGCTTCATGAAGTCCTTCTTGAAGTCTTGGACATACTTTTTAAGTTCATCAGGAGTCTTGGTGAGAATGATCTTAATACAGTCCTTCAGTTTATTTCGGACAATCAGCGGAGTACTGCTTCGGACAGTCTCCATACCCATGATCTTTAGTTTTGGTTCGGCAAACCGAACTCCTTCCAGATCATTTACAAGAAGAGCATATCGCTTCTTTGCGACAAACATTCCAACGGCAGCGATTGCTTCTCGCTTGAAGAAGATCTTGTTCTCTTTGCACTTCAGGGTTTGTGAAAGGTTTTCCATGACTGAGTTCAGTTTAGCCTGAATCTGAGTTTCGCAGACATTGTTTACAAAATCAGTCTGGTCAACTGGATTCTCCTTGGCTACTAGGTCTTCAAGGTTTAGATATACTGAGTCTGTATCGACAGCAATGACGTAGTCTTTGTCGTTGCTGCTATTAACCAATGAGTTCAAAAAGCCATTCATTTCTATTTCTGCTTGGCGAATAATAACCTGTCCAGTGACAGTAACGGCTGTTGCCAGTTCAGGAGATGAATATGTAAAAGCAGGATTTCCAAGGCAACCATACAAACTGTTAGCCAAAATCTTTTTTACTGATTGGCGAATCTTTAGCGCTGAAATCCGAGGCAATAGAGAAGCATCTTTGTTTGACTCATACTGCTTTTCCAGTTGAATCATCTTCTTCTTGGCTTCTTGACGTTGATTAAATGTAGTTTCAATCAAGATAGGAATAAAGCCTCGGGCTTTTTTAGTAAACATACTTCCGTTGCAGGCAAGGCATGCGTCGTTTGCATCTGCTTCCTCCAACAGACTTGGAATTTCTTTGCGCTTGCTTCTAAGAAAGTCATCGGCATTAAAAGAGCAATCAGACTTGATGCAAGTATCCGGAGAAATATTCCATCCCATGATAATGCTTGGGTATAGACTTGTAGCATCAAAGCTAACAATGTTTTTGTAAAGGCCGGGTATGACTTCTTTTACATACGCACCAATAAATTGGTCATCCTTGGCGTACTTTGTCTTGAGCGGTGGGACGATATTATTTTTCAGAAGATAATCGCAGCAGATGGTTTCCCAGATGCGAGTTGCGAAGAATACAGTATCGAATCCAATCTTTGCTTCGTATGCAACGGAGACAGCCAGATCAATTAGTTTTAGTTTGTTGTCCAACCGTTCAACGAGCACAGCATCTTTGACGTTATACTCAGCAAACTTTTGAAAGTTTTGAGTATAAAACTCTTTCATAGAACCATATTCGCTATAGTCAAGTTTTTGCTCATCCAACTCTACTCGCGAGATGAAGTTTAGAGCATAACTTTCTTGGTTGGTACCAGAAAACTTTTTGTAAAGATCCAAGTAATCTAGAATAGTATAACCCGGCATTTCGTACACTGTGTACGCTCGCTCTCCGATCTTGATTTGCCTTTCCTTTATCATGTTAAAAGGCGTACATGCAGCAATTTCTTTCTCTTCAAAGAAAAGCTTTGCACGACCCATGATGTAAGGAATATCGAACAGGCGAATATTCCATCCAGTGATGATGTCCACATCCTCTTTCTTTAGAATATCAAAGATACGACCGATGAGATCTTTTTCCGTATCCTCAACATAGACTTTGCAGTCCGGGAGATTTACATCATGCAAAGAGATTACATGGTTAGTGTTTCCAATTCGAATGGTCGCCAAATTGATGCGCTCATTTGGTCTCTCTAGATCTGGAAAACCATTTTCAGTCTCACATTCCAAGTCAATGTATGCTATCTTGATTTTGGAAAGATCGTATTCCACCTCAGACGGATAAGTCTCCATGAGATATTGAGTGACAAAATCAGTGTTTCCATAAATGGGGGTGTCCTCTAGATCTCGGTACTGGTCAAGAAACTCTCGGCATTCATACAGCGTGTCAAACTTAACTCTGCGAACATTAACGTTTCGCAAGGTTTTGTGAGAACTCGGTTTGTCGGACTTTACAAAAAGGGAGGGTTTAAAGGAAACAGTCTCAGTAAATCGAACACCCTTGTCGTAGCCACGAACTAGAATTTTGTTGCCCTTGATGGTACATGCTGTATAAAATTTCATTACTTAGCCTTTTTAGATTTATCTTCCAGCATACCGTGCAGCAAAACCATATAATTGATCACGTCCATCACGCTGTCCGCGACAGATTCGTTTTCCACTTTTAGCTCTCCACGCTGTAAGAAGGTTGAAATCCGGGAAATTTTGTCCACAACACGAAGCATAAGCCCTTCTTCGGCTGTGGCAAACCCCAAAATTTCACCTCTTTTGAAGTTCGCAAAGGGATCGGAGCCTGTTGCATAGTCTGCGGACTTTTGTTTCATTAAAATTAAAGAACGATTGCACAATTCTGCGTGCAATTGAAATAATTCATCTCTAGTCATATGATTATTATAACCTATTTAAGCCTAAAAGTCAATAACCTAAATATTCAGACAGGGAGATTTTAATGTCATTTGGATTTCTAGAAGTACCAAAAACAATTGAAAGTATAGCGTGGTGGATTGCCGGAAGCCTAGGAATAGGAGTAGGCGTTCACCGTTTCTGGAAATCAAAAACTAAAACTGACAATTTTATATTAATTCACAGTGAAATCAATGAAAGATTAACGGAACTCCGAATTGCTTCTAATGCTATGCGTGCCAGCCTAATGCAATTCCATAATGGTGAATATTATATGGATGGAATTTCTATGAGAAAGTTTTCTGTCTCCCATGAGTCTTCCCATAAAGGCTATAATTCACAAGCATTAAAATTTAAAAATACTCTGTGCTCTTTGTTTGTTCCATTGCTTACAAAAGTTTTGGAAAACAGATCAATGATTTATTCCGTTCAAGCATTGCCTGAAAATAGTTTTGCTAAACATTTCTTTGAAGATGAATTCATTTCACACATTGCATGCCTTCCGATCAAAAATAAAAGCATAAATGTAGGATTTATCTTGGTTCAATGGCATAAAGACTATGAGCCAAATTTAGCCCAAGAAGAAATCATGATAAACCATTTTGAAGAAATTCGTGGCTCAATAGAATTGCAACTTTCATACCAAAGGAATTGAGGTAAAATGCCAACAGAATTAATATCTTTACTGGGTGGAGGAGTGACGGGATTTCTGTTCCGTTACTGGGCACAAAGAGCCCAAGACCAAAAAGACATGTTTAAGATGGCAATTGAAGCCAACAAACAGACTACAGACAACCAAGATAAAGCCGCGCAGCGCGTGCCTCTTGATCTCGGTAAAGGTGTAAGACAGCTAATTGTACTTGCATGTTTGTTTGCTGTAGTTGCTGCACCATTTGTTTTGCCATTCTTTGGCATTTCGACCTTTGCTGAGTTTACACAAAAACAACCTGAAAGTTTCTTTGGATTGGTTCCAGAAACCACACGTAAATACTTTGTAGAAATTCCTGGATATTTGTTTGCTGAAGAAAACCGCCAAGTTCTTTTGGCTGTGGTTGGATTCTACTTTGGTACAGCCGCGGGAGGAAATAAATCATGAAATATTTAATTCCATTAGTTCTATTTTTAGCTTCTTGTACAACTCCTCAAATTATTTCTCCTTTAGACAAACAAGGAAACCCCATCCATAGCGTGATGAAAGAACCCTTTTTTGGTTCTCCGAATCAAGCATCTGAATGGAGCTTTTGGTATATTGTAATTTTAGCTATTGTTTTTTGGGCTGCTTGGAAAGAGTTTAAATCTCTTAAGTGGCCGAAGCAACCAAAGCAAGATAAATAATCACTGTCCTGTACTTCCAAACCCACCAACCCGGTCTGTCTTCAGG